AGGGGGGGGGGGGGTAGGCTCGACTGAGAAGCCCGATCCTAATACCCCTGATCCGCCTCCCCCTGATAAGCCTGAGGACCTGAACCACAAGAAGCCGGGCGGCCACGTGCCCGATAAGGTCGGTGGCGAAGATTGATGTCCCCTAACTGCTACGCCCCTCCATGAGGGGCTTTTTTATAGGTGTTGCCATGTACCTGAAATGGCTTTGCTTTTTACCGGCGTCCCTTGCCTTCGACGTTTTCGGACGTCTTCTAACGCCGCTCGTCGTGCTCTTTGCCGACAAAGACGGCTGGTTGCCTTCGTGGCTTTGGTGGTGGCAGACGCCGGACAATCCTATTGACGGCGACGCCGGGCATCTAGCGCGTTGGGGCATATCAACCGCCCCGCTTGCGACATACGTCCGGCGGGTGGCGTGGCTGTGGCGAAACTGCGGATACGGCTTCAATATTGACGTGCTCGGATTTAAGCATCAGGCCGGAGACGTGAAGCAGGTCGATGGCGATCCGACGATTGGCGACACGTCAGGTATTTCGGGTGTCTGCCGGTGGAAGGTTTATCGCAATGGGAAGCCGGTTTGCTGGCAGTTTTACTACGTGAAGCACTACAGAATTTTTGGCGTTTGGAAGTGCGTTCGCATTGGCGCCGGCTGGAAGATTTGGGGTGAGCCCGTCCCGGGCTACGTCTACGGGCAACACTGGGTGTATTTTCACCCAATAAAGGGCTCAGGCCGAAACAAGTAATCTATGCCAGAGAGGGTGCGCATGACGTCTGACTTTTTGCCGGGAGGCGCCGAAAAAATAGTAGCCGCGGCAGTGGGCGCCCTCACCGGCGCCCTTTCGTTTTTCTTCGGCCTCGATACCAAGCCGCTCATTATTTGGCTCGCGATCTTTATCGCGGCAGACATCTTGACCGGCATGGCGGCGGCGTTCGTTAACCGTGACTTCGAGAGCCGGATTGTGTCGCGTGGGCTTTTGAAAAAGGGCCTGATGTTTGTTGTCGTGGGCTTTGCTCACGGACTTGATGTGCAGTTTTCCTACACGCTGAACTATCTCGCAGTATTTCAGGGCATTGTCATAGCGGCCTACGGCTTCACAGAGTTCATGAGCATCATTGAGAACCTTGACCGCATGAACCTCGGCGGGTGCATTCCTGCAATCATTCGCAAGGCACTCAAACAGATCAACGCCCGGTTAGATGAAACGGTAGATGAGATCGGCACCAAGCCGAAGGATGGCAAAAATGAAAATCGGATACTTTGACACAAAGGAGCTGGCAAGTAAGGACGGCCAGCGCTCTCCGTTCGGAGAGCAACAAGTCAGGTCGGAGCTACTATTTTTATTGAACAGGATCAGGACGGCATGGGGCCGCCCGATCATCGTCAACAGCGCTTACCGCTCGCCTGAGCATAATCGCGCCGTGGGCGGCGTGGAGAACTCTTATCACGTCCGGGGGCTGGCGGCAGACATTCGTCCGGAGCATCAGGAAGACCTGCCCGAACTGCAAGACCTCTGTTTAGAACTCAATGCCGACGGCGGCGTCGGGCTTTATGACAGCTTTGTCCATGTCGATGCCCGGGGCTTCAAAGCTCGCTGGGACAACTGCAAAAAATGACCAAGGCGGGAATCCTCAAATACGTTTTTATTTTTTTCAAGGAGTACGCTATGCACAGCGAAGACTTTCGAGAATGGCTTAAGAAAATCGGCGTGAAGGCCGAAGACCTCACGCGGGACGCCTACGAAAAACTCAAGGCCGAAAAAGCAAAAATGGACACAGAGACGCGCCGGAAGTGCCGGCTCTTTTGGGCGACCGTGTCGGTCGTGACCTTCCTCATCGGCCTCGGGCTGGGTCATTTGTTCTTCTGATGCGCTGCGGGCGTGTCACTTCTGCAAATGAGCGCAAGCAAATTTGAGGGTGCGCCCCCCGGCGGTATTGATGGTGCTGAAGTGAGGCGGCGGGGAAAACGCCGTAGGTGCAAATGTCGGCAAGCAAATTTTTGTACACAGTCCTCGCGGCTTTGATCTTCGGCGCCGGCTACGCCTTTGCGGACGCCCTGCGCACTGCGGACATCCAGCGCCTTAAAGCCGATTACGCGCAGGCCGCGCAGGAGTATCAAGCGAAGCTCACGAAAAGGGAGGCAGACAATGCGAAGAAGCTCGCCGCCGCGGTCGATCAAAAGCAGGCTGAGATCGACGCGCTTGACTCTCAGCTCGCTGGTATGCGTGACGATGTTGAGCGCCTGCGCCGTGCCGCAAGCGCCGGGCGTGGTGGAGTGCCCCCCGGCGCCGGTAGTGCCTGCGTCTCTTGTGAGCGACAAGTCTCAGACTGTAAACGCTTACTTGCGGAGGGTGCGGAGCTTCTTAGCGAAGGCGGCGGACTGGTCGGCGCCCTCAGCGCAGACCGAAACGCCGTCCGCAAAGCCCTAAAACCGTGAAGCACAAAAAGAAAAACCCCATGGCGTCTGGAGATCACCACGAGGCTTTTCAGAAAACCACCGCTCTGTTTTCGCGGGGCTTATTTTACCCGATCTTTTGGGTTCCCGCGCGCCTTCTGAACTTCCCTCAGCCGATCGCGTATCCAGTGCGACCCTCCGAGTTCCTTCAGAAGGGCCGCTAGTTCGACCGGGAGGCTTATCGTGACGTTACGGGAGCCGTTCTCATACAGCCTCGGACGGCCTCCGAGGTTCTTTTTATCAGAGGTCATTTGCACGCCTCGCAACGTCCTCTGCGATCATTGGATGTTCTTTGCACCACATGGCGCGCTCAATCCCGCTTGCCTGTTTGTACCACATTGCGAGCGACGTAATTGCATATGATCTTTGCGACAACCAGTGCGCCCGGCCCCAGTCCTCTGCCGTCCTCGGCAGAAAATCCAGCTCGAAAGCCGACACGGCAATGGTGTTGTTCATGGCCCACGGCGTGCAGTCCGCCTCCTCATGCCCGAGGGCGTCAACAGGGCCGCCATCCGCCGCCCAGCCGTTGACGAATGCGAGCTTTTCGGCCCCAGTCAGGCCATTCACATAGAGCACGAACTCCATGTTATCCGCCACGTCCTGCGCCTCGCGAGCGAAGTCGTCGATAGCCTTTGCCTCCCCGAGGGCGAGACCGAAGCCAACACAGATGATTTCTTCAACGTCCTTCGGCATCGGATGGCCCAATTCGTCTAGCCATTCTTCAGACCACGCCGTTGTGGCAAACCATTTCGCCAGCTCTTTCGAGTAAGTGATCGTGACGGTCAGTGACTTATAAAAGTCATAGCTGATGTCCTCCGGCAGCTCGCCGGTGCAAAGGTGCGCCCGCCCGTGTGCGACGAGTTCGCCGCCTTCGAGTGAGAGTTGTTCGTCTACGATGCATTCAATGTAGTGCTCCCCGCGAGCGTATTCGCCACGACGGGCGAATTTCGTGAACGTGGAAACGATGATATTGGCGGTGGTTCTCATTTTGTATCTCCGAAGCCCTGCGGGCTTGTTGTTTTCTGATAAACGGAATATTAGGCTAGTTAGTAACGTACGTAAATTAGCAGTTACCCTAATCTGCGTAAATACTTTGATCGGCTATATTGACAAGCCATACTATAGCTGAGCTAATTCTAAATGCGGGTGGACATGGCCACGCCGTACACTCTGCGTGACCGAGTCGGACGCCGGGGGGAAAAGCCGCATTCAGCGGCTTTTCTTTTGCCTGCTACTGGCGCCGCATCAACCACGCCTGAAACGCCTTATCCTCTGCTGTAAACGTGCGCGGGTCATTGAAGAAATCGCGATAGATGCCGATGGTGTCGTTTCGCATCGTTTCGTTGACGCGCAGAAGCTCATCCCTGCGCAATTGCATGACGATATCGCACAGGTCATCAATCGCCCGATGCACGCCCTCAAAGTTGGCTTCTAGTATCTGATGTGTTTTCTGCCAGTGCACATAGGCCGAATCGAGCAGCGCACCAGCGGCCTGAAACTGTCGCGAGAGGTTCACCGGCTGAGTCGTCGCGCGTGCGCAGATGAAGCCCGTGATAAGAACGCCCATCAAGTCAGACCAACAACTATCTTCCTTTTCCGGCTCTCCGGAGCGGCACCGCTCCAATAAGGCGTAAAACCCTAGGCAGTATTTATACTGTTCAGTTTCAGTCACCGGGATGACGCGGGCCAGTGCGCCGTAACCCCTGCGCTCAATAAGGGCATCCCCTGCGTAGTGGCACTGCTTTTTTCGGCCGGGCTTACGCTCTGCACGCTTCGCCAGCCGCCTCAATGCTCGGCTCATGCTTCCTCCTTCGCGCCCTTCAGAAAGCCAACGAACTTCTGCACGGCGAGCCCTTTTTTAGTGATTTCTGTTGCGAGGCTCTGCGCGAGCATTATCGCCAAATCGTCCCTGCCTTCTTTGACGCGATCGACAAGGATAGAGAGCTGTACGGCCTCACCCTTTGAAAAAGAATGATCGTACTTAAGCTCGCGGATCATCTCTTTAATCTCTTTCATCTTTTTCATGATAATTCGGCGCGGAAACCTCTTCCTTTAGGAAGGGGAGGAAGCGCCGACCTCCTTTCTAAGTTATTAGCGGATACCCGCAGGCTCCGCTTACTCGGCCCGAAGGCCGGTTGACATCCTTCGTCAATGTTGGAAGGGGTTTCCAACCAGCAGCACCGCTCCTACCTCTTAGAGCTTTTAACCACTGGCCGCAGAGCGTGGAACTAGGATGAACATTCCACGGTGCCTATATATTCCCAACCAACGTAGCTCGCCTCCCCAAGGAGGTTTGCTGAGACTAGTCAATAAAGGCTCTTTCAAGCCTCTGCCTTCAGGCAGGGGTTATTGACCTCTTTCGTTTTCTTCAGGTCAATCATTTGACGACTCCCAAAATTTGGTTATATCGTCATAGAGCTGTCGCGCTGGTATCAACGCATCGAGGCCAATATCTCTAGCGCGCTTCGGGTCGCTTTTGACCGCGATGTCATAAAGCATGGCATTCACCGGGTCGTAGATTTCTTCTGCCTTAAGGAGAACGGCAGACACGATATTTTTTTGTGACTTTGTGAGCGTTCCGGTATGCGCAAAGAGAACGAACGTCAGGGCGGCACGCTGTCCAACATTGAACACGCAGGTGCCGCCAACGTCGCGATGAGCTGCGCAACTTTCGACAAGAAGCCGGGCGCCGGTGTAGTCATTCGTGAGCCGTGCATACTCGAAAAACCGCGCACCATCCGCCGCTTTTCTCAAAATCGGCCGAGCTTCAGGCGCAGGCGGCAGGAGCCTTAGTAATGCTTTCCACTCCGGGGCCGTCGCGGTAATTGCCGCGGTCGTGGCGGAGAGAATCGGGAAGAAAGATGTATCCATTTCTTATACTCCGGGGGCTTACAAGCCCCAAATAAAGAAGCCGACGAACATCCATGGCGCGAGCAGAAGGGCCACGAGCGCAAGGGCGGCGAGCAAGTCCAAAATGCGATCAAGTATCATGGCGCCCCTCACGCTGAAATTTTGAGTCCCGGCGTGCGAAAAATTACGGTGCCGGGAATCGTGTTCTTGCCTAACTTCCACTCGTTCATAACGGCAATCTTGTCCACAGAGCGCACAATCTCAGCGCCCGCGCCCATCGACCGCGCGAGACGCCACGCGTCCATGTAGTCCAGCGTGGGCGGGCACTTAATCGCAGTCACTTTGATAAAGTCCGAGGGGACGGCCTCAATATCCAGCACGGCCACGGACTCACGCCCGGCGAGCGCCTTAACCTCGATATCGACGTCCGTTATCCGATTGATTTTGCCGCTCAGCATAAATTGCGCTAGGAAGTCAGAGAGCTTGTCGGCCTTCGTTTCCAGTCGCTTCAAAATCGCTTTCTCGGCCTCAATGTGCTCGGCGACGGCGGCGGCCTCACGGCGCACGGCACGTACCACGCGGGCAAGCGCCGCGACCTTGTCAGCTTCCTTCCCTTCGGCCTCCCGCAGCTTGTCGAGTCCCGTAATCTCACCCGTCTCGGGGTCGACCTCGACGGCCTCAGCCGCTTGGCGCACGGCTTCGCGCAAGTCAAGCGCCGTGGCGTTCGGCGCGTCGGGGTCTTTTTTCATGTCGACGAACATGGCTAGCACTCCTTAAAACGGACAATCCTCATCAATGCCAGCGGCGTTCGCCGGTGCGGGCTTCTTCGCCGCCGGTGCGCTGGCAGGCTTCGGCGCCGGGCGCTGGGTCTGACCGTCCGAGGCGCCGCGGCTTCCGAATTGCTGACGCTCGACAAGAACCTCGGTCGAATAACGTTTGACGCCCTGAGCGTCGGTGTATTCGCGCGTGCGTAACCGGCCTTCGACCATCAATTGCGTGCCCTTGTCAAGGTACTCGGCGAAGATTTCCGCCACGCGGCCGAACGCCGTGCAGTTATGCCATTCGGTCTCCGACTGCTTCTGTCCGTTCGTGTCCGTCCAGTGGCGCGTGGTCGCGAGGCTCACGCGGCACACGGCACCGGCCTTCGATTCTTTCAGCTCGGGCTTCTTGCCCACGTTGCCGATCAAAATTACCTTATTCATGTAAATGGCCATTTTTCTTACTCCTCTGATTTAGTTTCAATTTCGGCGGGGGCGGCCTGCTGGATGGCCTGCGGCGCCTGTGATTTCTCGTCCACGCTTTCCGCGACGACCTTCAGTTCGCCATGAATGCCCGCAGCAGTAAGCGCTTTTCGGGCCGTGGGCGTCAAGTTTGCATAAAAGTACTTGTATGCCGCCGTGCCATGGTTCGCGGCCTCTGTGGCGACATCCACCAGTGCGGACGCTAAACGCTCCTGCAACTTCGTTTGCTCATCTATCTCGGCGCGGTTGCCGTCATCGTCCTCGTCGGCGTTCACGCCGAGGAAGGCACTCAGACTGTAGCGGCGAGCGTATGTCTCAGCACTGCCGAACGCCTGCGCCGGGTTCTTTGGGTTAACCACTGGGATAAACAGAACGCCGCTCGAAAGCGTCCCACCCGATGCGTGAGTTACGCACGTCTCAACGCTTACGCCGTCTTTCGCCGACGTCACGCGCTGGAAGAGAAAAAGGCCGTGGCGGTTGAGCGCCGGGCGTGTGGCGTCAAGGATGCTTTGCAGGTCGGCATACTTCGACCCGAAAGCAGGATTTACGCAATTCTTTACGACCGGCCTGAATTCAGCCTGAGCCGCCGCAAGGGCGGCATAGATGTTCTCAGCCGGGGCCGGGGTTGTGGTTTTGTCTGTCATTTGTGATAACCTCTATTTGATCCTTAAGTGATTTCGCTCGGGTTTAGCTGGCCGCTGTCCCGAGCGTTTTTTATGCTCAGTGCGTGGCTATGTAGCCGTCAACCGCGTCGGCAGGAACGCCGACATATTCCAGCGCATACACGCGCTGAATCGCGGCCCACAGCGGCGAATTACGCGGGCAATACGCGGCGATGGCGCCCGGGGCGTCGTGGCTTAACTCCTCATAGGCCGAGCCGAGCAAATCGGCGGCCATGTCGTCGAGGGTTACGCTCTCCAACTGGATGCCGTAGGGAGGCCAGTCACAGATCACGTCTAACGACTGAGAGAGCTTGACGCACCACTCCTCCCACTGCTCCGGATCACGCGGGCACGGGTCGAATTCTTCAGGGCTCATGCCGTCCCATGCGGCCTGAGCCGCTTCATAAGCGGCGTTACTCGCCGCGCGGTTGAAAGTAGTACAACGCATTTAGATCACCTCCGGGTAGTCGGGTGCCGAGTGAAGCTGCGACAAAACAATGTCGTCAATCCTGTCGGCAAGGGCTTCATTGACCCAACCGGCCAGCGCCGGGAAGTCTTCCCGCGCTTTCTCATCAGTCAGAACAGAACGGAGCAGGCGGAAGCAGGCCGCCGTGATTTCAATTTTCTGCTCGACTCCGAGCGCCGGGAGGATGTCCCCTCCAAACTGACTATAGAACTGAGAAGAATTTTTTGCGGCGGCGTTATTGATGGCGCCGAGGAACTCGGACAGAGCTTCGGCTTTGGCGGCGGATACGTTGATAAGAGTCTGTGACATTTTTCACTCCTTACGGCCCACGCGGGGCAAGTCTTATAGTCGGCAGAGGACTAACCTCAACCATTAACAGCATATTAACCAATGTGAAGAGAAAAGTAAAGGGGGAGCCGTCAATTATTTCACTAGTAAAAACACTAGGGTAAAAACCGACTCACGGCGACGGCTTCGATCATGCGGCGGCGCCGCCTTTGATAATTGGCACGAACTTTTGAAAGTATTTCTGTATCTCTCTGTCGTCTAACGAGGCAAGCGGATCAGCCTTGTCCCACGGCGTGCCCTTGCGCTGCGACCAAGTTTCCAGCGCCGTGGCCGAGTAGCCCCAAAACCTATCAAGCGTCTTGTCCATCAGTTTCAACCAGTCGGCCGGGCATGAGTCGATAAATCTTTCAGCCATGCCAGTGGTGAGTCGACGCCCGTTAATGTCGCTCAGCGCGCGAGGGAAGAGAGGGCCGCCGGGCCATGCCTTTGGGTGCTCGTCTGTTAATCGCTCATCGAACGCGGCCAAGACAATGCCATAGCAACAGTAAAGAAGTTTCTGCGCCTGCGTTTTGCTTAACGAATGACCGGCCTTCTTTGCTTTATAGAGGATGTAGGCCATAACACTGGAGCTACTAAATTCCACAATGCCGCCTCAATGGTTGGTTGCTATGTACTGTAGCACGTCAACGCCACGCCGCAACAAGCGTTAAGCCGCAAGGGCGCGAAAGGGGTTTACAAACAGCTTAACACCTGTTAAACTAATGGACGTGATTAACCGACTAAGAGGAAATCAGAAATGACAGAAACCACAGAAATGACGGCGCGCAGAAAGAAGGCTTTCGAAGAGCTGGAAAAGCAATTTAAAACGCTCACAGAGATGGCCGAATATTTCGGCGTCTCATCCCCGGCCATTAGCCGATGGAAGCGAAGCGGCATTCCTAAAGGCCGAGTGCCCTATTTCATGCTGAAATACCCGAAGTTTGAAGCATGGAAGGGCTTGCCCCGAGGGGTGTGATTATGTCCTTCCAGCTGACACAGGACTGCATCGACATGGACGTTGAAATGAGCGCAACGGCTCACACTGTTCTGATCGTGCTTTGCCGCCACGCTGACGAGAATGGGCAAAACTGCTTTCCGTCCGCTCCGGTGATTATGAAAAAGACTCATCTGTTTGAGCGAACTGTCAGAAAAGCAATCAAAGAGCTTGAGGCTGACGGCTGGATTTCGATTACTCAGGGCGCCGGTATGCCGCGGCATTTTTCAATTGCAGCAGATCGCATTAGAGCGGCTACCACGGCTAAAAATGTACCCCCGGCTAAAAATGTACCCCCGGCTAAAAATGTACCCCCGGCTAAAAATGCAGAGGGTACAAAAATGTACGGGGAGGGGGTACAAAAATGTACGGGGAGGGGGTACAAAAATGTACCCCTAAGAGAACATATAAGAGAACATATAAGAGAACAGGGGGACGCTGACGCTCCTCTTGTGCTCGACCCTGTCTCGCACAACGACGTTACCCCTAAACCCGAAAAAGAAAAAAAAGGAAGCCGCATCACGTTCACAGAGCTGACTCCTGAGCTGAGAGAGCAGGCGATTAAAGTACGTCCCGACTTATCACCTGATCAGATCGCTTTTGAGTTCGACTGCTTCCTCGACTATTGGAGAGCGAAAGCAGGGGCAGGAGCAGTAAAACGTGATTGGCCTGCGACGTGGAGGAATTGGATCAGAAGAAGCAACCAGTTCGGAGCGAACGGAGGTCGCCAGCTGGTCTCACAGACTCCGGCAGGTGATGCGTTTAAGAAGGCGGCTATCTCAAGCCGTAAGCCGGAACAACAAGAGGAGGCCGAAGCGGCTGAGCTGCTTTTTGGATAATCATGCTGACGCCCGAAGAAATCGACGCCTTTTTTAATTCTCGTAGATACATTGAAGGCACAGACGTAGAAATAGGCGTATACAGACCGAAAGAACAACAGCAGATAAATTTCGTACTCGCACCTGCCTATTGCCTAATCCCTGACGGGTTCGAGTGCGGCGACGGTAAGGCCCCTTTTTTTGGGGCAATTAACTACTACATCCGGGAGAGCGACAACATAGCAGACATTCCGCCAGAGGTGTGGACTGACCGGACTTGTGAGATCGAATACGTTCGCGGATCAGAGAGAAGAGCGCGCCAGCTGGCGATGATGATCCGCGACAAAGCACGAGACAAGTCGTGTTACTGGACGCCTGACGGCATTCTTGTTTACCTTAAAAACAAACACTGGCATAAATTCGGAGAACTACCCTATGCAAGACAAAACAATAAGTGAAATGACGATGCAACCGCGCGACTACTCGCCAGCGTTCGCCGCGTGGCAACAGTCCGCCCGCAACGTCATCTATCGACCTGACCACTTTGAAGACCCCTTATTTGGCATCATTGAAGGCCGTCTAGCAGGCACGCCGTGCGCATTCGACCAGCGTCTAGCCTTCAGAGAAGGCGAGGTAACGATGTGGGCCGGCCAAAATGGCAACGGTAAAAGCCTGCTGACCGGGCAGGTCGCCTTACAGCTTTTAGCCGCCGGGCAGAAGGTCGGCATTCAGTCTTTTGAGATGACGCCCGCAAGGACGCTTTATCGAATGCTGCGGCAGGGCTGGGGGCGCCTCCCTACGAAATATGATGCACAGGCGAACGAGAAGAAAATACAAGCCTTCTTAGCGTACTGCCGGGACGCAGGTCTGCTCCTTTCAAACGAGAAGCAGGCCATAACGATTGAAGGCGTCTTAGGCGTGTCGGTGGTGATGGCCAAGGAGTTCGGCTGTAAACACATCTTCATTGACAACCTCATGAAGGTCGTGCACGCTGAGGACGACTACACAGGACAAAAGGAATTCGTGCAGGGGTGCTGTCAGATTGCCCGCGAGCTTTCTGTGCACATTCACATTGTTCACCACGTCAGAAAGGCCGGAAGCGAAAGGGACGAGATTGATAAATTCGCGGTGCGCGGTTCGTCTGCGATCGTCGACCAGATCGACAACCTCGTTTTGATCCGCCGGAACATTGATAAGGAGCGACGGGCAGAAGAGCGCGAACTAACGCCGACTGAGGATCAGGACGAAGCCGACGCACTCCTGCGTATTTCTAAACAACGAAACGGCGACTTTATGGGGCTTGTTCCGCTTTGGTTTGACAAGAGAGGCGCCGTGTTCTGCACCAGCGCGGAAAGGGCACTGCCGCGCCTTTTGCCTGAATACGCACTGCCCGCCGATTGTTTAGACGGGCGCGAACTCTAGGCGCCTTTTGCCCGACGCCGCACTGCCGCTGATTGTTTAGGCGGGCGCGAACTCTAGGAGAATGACACATGACAGACAGGAAAAGAATGGCACCGCGCGTGCTTGAATACAAACTGACTGCGGCGTTAAGAACGTTGCAGGAAGTCGCGCAGGCCCTGGAAACGGTGCTAGATAGCCGAGGTGCGGATGGATGGCATAGCTACGACAAAACCGACGCGGCCACGCACCCGCCAAAGGACGGGGGGTACCTTGTGACACTAAAGGGGCCGACCGGTCATTTAAGCGTGGAGGTCAGGCCGTTCGAGTCGGGCAAAGGGTTCGCAGGCGACTGGAGCCGTTACAGCGTGCAGGCGTGGCGGAGCATCCCGAAGCCTTACGAACCCGAGGAGACTGAATAATGACAACCTACAAAATCGAAATAGACGGGCAAAGGGCTGTCGACCTCGTGACTGCGCTAAGACGCGCGGGGCTGGACGATTTGGCCGCGGACATTGATCGACAGATTCAAAACCAACGCGCGCAGGCCGTGCGCACGTTGTGGATGCAGGGGGCGCCGAAATCATGCAAGAGCGCAGAAGGCCAAAGGATCGACGAATTTTTTAAGTCTGTTTTCGGGGGTCGGGTATGAACGCCAGTCCGCGATTTGATGAGCCGTATAACGTCCCATCGGGCTACTTTGACGAAGAACTCTTACTACTCGAAGCCGTGCGCCGTGCGGCGGACGATACGCGCGAAACAGCGCTGATTATGGACGCCTATGACGCCCGCCGGATGCTGACGCAGATCGTCGCCGGTGAAGGCACCCGGGAAACGTTTCTAGCGCTGATTCGGCTTTGCACGTGTTCCGAGATCAGGCAGGCCAATGACGATACGATAACGGGCGGGATGGCACGTGTAGCCGACCGCGTGAAGTCCGCTTTACGCGCAAACGAACGTAGCATTACCCATGACGGCGGTCGAGATCGCCAAAGGGGTCAAGGTGAGATACAGCATTGAAACGGTATTTGAGGTCACGGACGAGGCCGGACGAAAGTACGTCATCAAATTCTTTCCCTCAAAGGACTGGCACCTATACCGAGTCGACAAGGCGGGCAAAATCGGAGAGCTTGAGGACGCAGGTCACTGGCACGATGAGGCGGACATTACGCCCGAAGAGGCGCGGGCGATTGTTGATGAATTCAGAGAATCAAGAACACTGGGGGCGGCATGACGATGATCAGGGTTGCAAATCAAAATTTCACGGTGTGGCAGGAGATCACAAAGGGCCGGAAAGAGCGCCTACAAAACCTGCCGGAATACGGCGAGCGAGTTTTACTTGAATTCCGCACGACGCCCGCTCAGCCGGTGCCGTTTCGAGCCTTCGGGAAGCTCGTGCGCATGAACATCGACGACGGCCCCGCGTTCCTTTTGGAGCTTTATGGGCGTTTTGTAAGTGCTCGGAAGGTCGCGCGATATGCTCAGCGACCGGAGGATGTCAATGCAGCTTACTGAAATTCTGAGGTTTACCGTTGCCGGGAAGCCGGTAGGGAAGGCCCGCCCGCGCTTTACCCGGCGAGGGTTCGCCTACACGCCTGAAAAGACCGTGCGATACGAGGCCGCAGTACGAGTCGCCTGCATCGAGGCCATGAGGGCGCAGGGCGTTCATAAGCGCGTCGGGGTGCCGCTTGCGATTCAGTGCAATTTCTTTTTTGAGCCGCCTAAGTCATGGAGCAAAAAGCGCCGCACCGAGGCCGCAGACTTGGCGCCGTACGATCAAAAGCCCGACGGCGACAACCTGCTTAAGATCGTCAAGGACGCACTAAACGGCGTCGCGTACGATGACGATAAGCGCATATGCTCAGAAACCGCGACAAAGCAATATTCCGGCTCTTCCTTGGCAGACATAACGCTTTACGAGGTCACACGCTAATGCCGCGCTATATCGTCCTGCAAATCCCGACCGACTTCGCCGCCTTGGATCAGCGTCTTGAGATTTGGGGCCGCGTCGTCAAAGACCGCCCGCATTACGCTGAAACGATGCTATATCGGCATATGAAACTTTTCGGGAAGGACGATCAACGTCGATGGCCGGACGATGAAGAGGCCGAGGCTCGGGCGCTCACGCGGGGAGACTACGCCGACGGCTGGTTGATAGATGCCGCGTGGCAGAGCTTGAAAGACGCACGATCGAAAGACCTGCTACTGGCGTGGTACGTCTACAGCGTGCGAGATCGTGCCCTTTTAGGGCGCCTTCTCAGCGTCAACTTGCGCACGATTCAGGAGCGGTTACGGCAGGCGCTCGAACAAATTCAGGCGGCCATATGCCGAGCCGAGGGCCGTAATCCGTACGATTAAATCGTACGTTTCAAATTAGCCTTTTGAGGGCTGAGGCCTGTATAATTCGTTATGGAAAATTTGAAGCTGTGTATCAGCGGGTGGAATGCAGGCTGTGGCCTGCGTTTTCGCACCCGAAAGAACCGCAGCATCTTGCTTCCCGGTGGTTTTCTGAAATTCTGAAACTCCGTATTTGGAATGGTTCTCCGATTTAAGCCGTCAGGAAGCTCCCTCCTGATGGCCTTTTTTTATGCCCGAAAAGCTGAAAGTATCCTATCGCCGCATAGAGGACTTGATACCTTATGCGCGTAATGCCCGCACGCATTCCGACGATCAAGTCGCCCGAATCGCTGGGTCTATCAAGGAATTCGGCTGGACAAATCCGATCTTAGTCGACGGAGAAAACGGAATTATCGCGGGCCATGGCCGTCTAGCCGCCGCCCGCAAGCTCGGTATGAGTGAGGTCCCTGTGATCGAATTGGCGGGCCTGAGCGACGTGCAGAAACGCGCCTACATTCTCGCGGATAACCGCCTCGCGCTGGATGCCGGGTGGGATAACGAAATGCTGGCCCTCGAATTGGGCGATTTGAAGGACGCAGGCGGCGATCTCGGGCTGACGGGGTTTACCGATGAGGAGCTTGATGAATTGCTCTCAACCCCGACGGAATCCGTCGATAGCGACGAGGATGAAGCACCAGAGCCGCTGGAAGCCACGATATCTAAACGCGGGGATGTGTGGATTCTGGGCACCCATCGGGTGATGTGTGGGGATGCTTGCTCGGCTGATGATATTTCAAAGTTATTCGGGCGCACGGAGGGGGGGGGTACTCCGACTGTCTCGCTGTACCTGACCGACCCGCCTTATAACGTCGCCTACGAGGGTAGAACCAAAGACGAACTCTCCATCCAAAACGACAACATAGAGGATGGGCAGTTCCGCCAGCTCCTCGTTGATGCGTTTTCTATGGCGGATACGGTCATGAAGCCGGGGGCAGTCTTCTACATATGGCACGCAGGATTAGAGGGGCTCAATTTCCTTGGCGCCTGTAGGGATGTTGGCTGGCCCGTTCGGGAGTATCTCATTTGGGTGAAAAATTCGCTTGTAATGGGGCGGCAAGATTACCAGTGGCGGCATGAGCCTTGTTTGTATGGTTGGAAAGAAGGGGCGGCGCACAAGTGGTATTCAGATCGGTCGCAGTCGACGGTGCTCGAATTTGATAGGCCGACGCGAAACGGCGTCCATCCGACGATGAAACCAGTGGAGCTTTTCCGGTATCTCATGGAAAATAGCTCCAAAAAAGGTGACGTGGTCTTCGACAGCTTTGGCGGTTCCGGAACGACTTTGATAGCTGCGGAAGAGACAGGACGAGTTGCCCGTCTGATGGAACTGGATTCTCGTTACGTGGACGTGATTGTGAAACGTTGGCAAGAAATGACAGGGGAAGAAGCGTCCCTCGAAGAAACAGGGGCGACTTTCAACTCTCTGCAGCACTGAATTTTGTCGAAGAGGTGACCCAGCGGCCGCGGAGTTGTTAACCCTGTGAGGCGTATCAATAACTCGGCGAAACGCGGAACTGCCCCGCACTCTTCGGCAAATATTTTTGAGAGGAAACGCTATGGCGGGCAAGAAAATGTACATTGATCTCGCCAAGGTCGAGCAATATGCGCAAGTCTGCGACAACGAGGAAGAGATTGCGCGAGCCCTCGGAATATCCTACCGGACGTTAGTGCGCCGGAAGTCAGAATTTGTCGAATTTGGCGAGGCGATTAAAAGAGGTAAGGCCAAGGCCAATGTCTTTGTGGGCGGGAAGCTCATGGAGCAGATCAAGGCCGGGAACATTGCCGCGACGATTTTCTATCTTAAGTCGCGGTGCGGCTGGAAGGAAACGCAGCGCCTAGAGGGCGACTTGACCACAACAGCGAAACCGCCCGAGGGCTTGCAGGATATTTATAACGCGCTGGCTCGCGGCACTAAGCAATGACAACCAATAGCGCCGACCCATTTGCAGAACTGTATAGACCGCACCGATACAAGGTGTTTTACGGAGGCCGAGGCAGTGGCAAGAGCTGGGCAGTCGCACGCGCGCTTATCGCTATGGCCGACTTCGGTCGGGTGCGCATTTTGTGCTGTCGCGAGGTGCAGAACTCAATCCGCGACTCGTCGTATCAGACGCTGAAAGATACAGCGGAGCGCATGGGCCTATTTGATCGCTTCGACTTCAAAGAGTCGGAGATTGAGCACAGGCGCACCGGTAGCCGCTTTATCTTCTCCGGCCTGTTGCGTAATGAGAACTCGATTAGGTCAAAGGAAGGCATAGACATCTGCTGGATTGAGGAGGCGTCATCCGTCTCGCGCAAGTCGTGGGACGTGCTGATTCCGACCATTCGCAAACCAGGGTCGGAATTGTGGCTAACGTTCAACCCGCTCACTGTCGACGACCCAACGAATGACTTTCTAGAGGCACCCCCGCCGGGCGCCTACGTTCGCAAGGTCAACTATACGGATAACCCGTATTTCCCTGAGGTTCTGCGGGAGCAGATGGAATGGGACAAGGCGAACGATTACGAGAAGTATTTGCACATTTGGGAGGGCTTCCCGCTCACCATCAGCGGGGCGCAGATTTTCCGCGGCAAGTACGTCGTTGAGGCGATTCCGGACGATCTTTGGAAACAGGCCGATCGACTGTTTTTCGGCGCCGACTTCGGTTTTGCGCGTGACCCGTCGACGCTTGTTCGCTGTTTCATCTTGGATAATCGCCTGTATATTGACCATGAGGCCTACGGCGTCGGCGTTGAAATCGACGAATTGCCTCAGCTGTATCGTTCGGTTCCGGAGTCAACGAAATGGCCAATTAAGGCGGACTGCGCTCGGCCTGAGACAATCAGCTATCTTAAGCGCCACGGGTTTAACATCGAGGGCGCTGAGAAATGGCCTGAGAGCATCGAGGAAGGCATTAGCTTTATTCGGAGCTTCGACAGGGTCGTTATCGACCCGCGATGTGTCCACACTGCGGACGAGTTCCGTCTGTACTCGTACAAAACGGATAGACTAACTGGTGAGGTTCTGCCGGTCGTCATAGACAAAAACAATCACGCGATCGATGGACTCAGGTATTCCCTGGCAGATTACATAAAGGCACGAGGCTATGGCTTCAAAATCTCGGAAGACGAAACGCCAGACCTCTGGATTTGAGGTCACCGGCGAATACGACGGCACCACCACGGTGGTCGACGCTATCCCGCAGGAAAAGGATATCCGCGAACTGCTTAAGCCCGCGCGATCTCTCGCAGGGTCTAAAGCGCACTATAAAAAGCTCGACGGCGCCATGGACGCGGCTTTTGCGGGCGGCATTGTGCCTAAGTTCGAATGGTCAGCGATCTCAAGCCTTGTCAGCTTCGTAGGCTACGGCGTTTTGCAACAGCTCTCGCAAGACGCGCTCATTCGCTTGTGCATTCAGACACGCACCGATGAAATGTTGCGGGCGTGGATTGAAATCAAGTGCGACGATGACAAGCGCAAGAAGGCGCTTGAGGAAGAGATTGTCCGCATCGGTCTGCGCGATACGCTGTATAAAGCGCTCACGACAATGGGCATGATGGGTGGCGCCTTCCTGTTTATCGACACGGGGCACGCTAAGCCGGATGAAGTCCTTAACAAGACAGCACGCTCGACAGAGCTTAAAGACCGCGTATCGTTCCGCGTGATTGATCCGATCTTTACGACGCCGCAGAGCTTTAACGCGTCCGACCCGCTCAAAGAAGACTTTTACAAGCCCGCTGTGTTCTACATCATGGGCACGGCGGTGCATACGTCGCGCCTGATCCGCCTTGTGGAAAACGAGGTACCGGACTTACTCAAGCCCTCGTATAACTTCTTCGGGATCGCTCAGGCCCAGTTGCTTTCGGACTACGTGACGCACTTTCGAAAGAACCGCGAGGAGGTTAATACCCTTCTGACAAAGTTCTCGACGAGCTTCATTAAAACCGATTTGGGCGCTCAGCTCTTTGCCCGCAAGTCGTGGCAACCGGTGAGCGACCGCGTGAAGTTCTTCGCGAAGTTCCGCGACAATAGCGGCGTCGGCCTTCTCGATAAGGACAAAGAAGACTTCGTACAGGTCAACACGCCGATTACCGGCCTGACCGATATCGTGCGCCAGTCGCTTGAGTTCGTCGTGTCGGTCAACCAAAGCGGCGTGGTAAAGACGCTGGGGCTGTCGCCGTCGGGCTTTAACGCCACGGGCGAGAGCGATATTAAGTTGCAGGCCGACTTAATCGCCACGCGACAGGAGAAGATTCTGCGGCGCCCGCTTGAGGAGATACTGCGCATTTTGCAGATCAATCTTTTCGGCGATATTGATCCTAGTCTGAGCTTCGAATTCTGCTCACTCGACGAAGATGACGAGCGCACGACGGCAGAGGTCAAAAAGATGATGGCCGACACGGCCGCCGTCTACCTTGACCGCGGTGTACTCTCTGAAGACGAGGTACGCGCGGCCTTGAGTAATGCCAAGGATCATCCGTATGGCGATCTTGAGGGTGAAGCCCCCGGGGCGCCTGAAGACCCGTTCGGCCAAATGAGCAGCACGACCACGGAGGAGCGCGATGACATCGACAAGGCGGGCGCAGTCTACTGACGTGCGCATCCGGGCCGTGCGTCCTAATGCAGGGCTTCGGAAGGCGTACGCGGGCAAACTGCGCTCGCTCGTGCGTCAGATGGCGCAAGACGTCGCCAAAGAACTTGAGGGGCTTTATCGCAAGGTCGAGCCGCGGATTGCGAAAGACGCTAAGAGCGAGTCCCCAGCCGAGCGCCTGCAAAAGATCATTGATCGGATGCGCAAGAAGTGGGAGGAAAGCACGCGGGAATTTGCCGAAGACACGGCGGACTGGTTCGTGCGGAAGACGCGCGACCACGTCGACCGGGCGCAGAACTCAGCGCTACGGGCTTCGGGGTTTGAGGCGTTCGACCTGCGCTTTGACAAGGGGCAGATTTCGCAAGACGCCTTTGACGCACTTGTGAACGCCAATACGTCGCTCATTAAGTCAATCAGTTCCCGATACCTTCAGGAGGTCGAGGGGCTTGTCATGCGGGCTGTGACCGACGGGCGGGACGTGGCGGGGCTTAAGTCCGAGCTATCCAAGCGCTACGACATCACTCAGCGGCGCGCGGACTTCATTGCTCGCGATCAGTGCAATAAGGCGACCGAAGCCCTGTGCCGCGCGAACGATTTAGAGGTTGGTGTTGAGCAGGGCGAATGGATTCACGTTCCCGGCAAGCACACGAGCCGCGAGACACACAAGGCGATGGACGGCAAAAAGTTCGACCTAAAAAAAGGACTTTACGACCGCGATGTTGGGCGCTACGTACTTCCGGGGGAACTTTGTGCGTGCCAGTGTACGTATCGGCCACTACTGAGTAGAAAGCTATGGAAAAAGAACTCTTAGCGCTTGATGAAAAAGTTGTGATGGAGTCTGCGCGGACGCGCGACAAAAACGGCTTTTTGCAGGTCAAGACATCGAATTTAACACGCGACCACGTGGCGCCGTACTACGGGCGCGAGATTCCGGGATGGGAAGAACGGCAGTTAGACCCTGACCGGATTTATTACGGATGGCGCAACCCTGACGAGCTTCAGGCGGCACTGTCGACATTCAACGGCGTGCCGCTTTTGATCGAACACAAGTTTGATAGTGCGGAGCATCCTAACAAGGAGTTACGCGTCGGCACCGTTGGCACCAGTGCGAAGTGGGAGCCGCCATACATTACCAACGCGCTCAGCGTATGGGATGAAAAAGCAATTTCCGCGATTGAGGACGGCACACTGCGTGACCTCAGTTGTGGATACCGATATAAGCCCGATTTCACGCCCGGGGAGACTCCGGACGGGCTTGCCTATGACTTCGTGATGCGCGATCTCGCTTGCAATCACGTAGCACTTGTTCACGAGGGTAGAGCTCCCTACTGCTATGTCTCTGACGAAAAACCTAGAGGAATCACGATGAGTGAAGAAACAAAGGTGGATGGGGCGTGTGACGACTTCACGGAGTTTGCACGCAAGACTATCGACGAGTCAGGCGTTGAGCTGACGCCCGAGCAGAAGGACGCGCTTGTGCGCGCTTTTGCCGAATCTCACGCGAAGTTCGAGGAAAGCAAGGCCGACGAGGCCGAGCAGGAAACCGAAGGCACGCGAGACGAAGAGCCTGCCAAGCCCGAAGGCGCCGAAGACGCTGACGAGCCCAAGGACGAGGCCAAAGCCGAAGACGAAGACGCGGGCGAAGAGAAGTCCGAAGGCGGCGCCATGGACGCGGCCATGATTGCCAAGACGGTGCGCGGGCAGTTGTCTGCACAGTACCGCGCGGCGACCGAGGTTAAGTCCGTGCTGGGCAACGTCGACCCGATGGCCTACGACAGCGCCGACGCGATCTATCTCGACGCCGTCAAGGCGATGGGCGTCAAGAACGTCCCGGCCAGCGCCGCTAAGCACGTTTTCGCCGCTTTGCAGTCGGTCAAGACCGCCGCCCCGAGCGGTGCAATGGATTCGGCACCCAAGAGCGACGAAGATTTTCTGAAGCAGTTCATTCGATAAGGAGATGGGCAAATGGCTCTCCAGTCCAAAGTAAATGTGGGGCTTGCCCCCGCGATTGCGGGTATGCCCGCGAGCGTTGTTGAGACGCACTACACGGCGCAGACTTATCAGGCCTCCTCTGATTTGACGGTTGGTAATTTCTGCTTTGCTGACGCTACCGCCGCCGGGACGAAGGTCAATAAGGCCGGAACCGGCATCCTGCGCGGCATCGTCGTTTATACGCGTCAGTACATCACGGGCGAAGTGACTGCCGATAATGCGATGGTGATCCCTAAAGGCGCCTTCGCGCAGATCGCCACGAATGGCAAGTTTTGGGTTGTCGCACAGAATGCGCAGGCCAAGGTGGGTGATTACGTTCTCGCCTCTCAGACGGACGGTTCTGTCACGACTCAGACGGGCAACGCCAAGAAGGAAGGCTTCACAATGACGAATTTCGTCGTTGAGAATGTGCTGGGCACGGAAGCGAAGTCCCTCATCCTGATCAGCAACCAGCAGCCCAATGTCGTGCCCCCGATGGCCGCGGCTTAATCTTTTTTGAAAGGTGGATTAGAAATGGCACGAAGTGAAACCATGGAGCGCCTTGGCTTTGACCTGTGCAAAGGCAACGGGCGTTTTCTTCCGACTCAGGACGGCACTGCCGATATCGCGATGGACGCTGCTTTGCAGACCGTCGCCAACGTGCAGACCCCTGCTCTCTTTGCAACCTACTATAGCCCTGAGATTGTCGAAATCCTTCAGGCTCCCCGCAACTCTACGGAGATTTTCTCCGAAGAAAAGCGCGGCGACTGGAAGGACGTTCAGACGATGTTCCCGGCTGTCGAATACGTTGGGCAGACGACGGCATACAGCGACTACGGTCGCGGCCTGCTGTCTGAAGCCAACATCGAGCAGGTGACCCGCGAAACCTACAAATTCCAAACGTTCATTCAGATCGGCGACTTGGAAGAAGATATCGCGACGGCTCAGAAGATCAATTTGCTTTCTGAAAAACAGCGCGCCGCGGCAACCGCGATCGAAATCGACGCCAACAACTACAACCTGTTTGGCGTGAGCGGTATGGCCATTTATGGCCTTCTGAACGATCCGGCACTGCCTGCCGCCCTGTCGCCCGCTACCGTCGATACTAAAACGGCATGGGCCGACAAGGATGCGAACGCGATTTATAACGACATTCTTGCAATGTTCAATCAGATCGCCGCCGCGTCCAATGGCTACGTGAGCTTTAACAGCAAGCTGAAACTCGTGGTGCCGCCGTCCATCATGGGACAGTTGGCCAAGACGACGACCCTCGGTGTTGCGCCGGTTCTGCAGACCCTTAAAGGCTTCTTCCCGGGCCTTGAGATTATTTCTCTGCCGCAGCTTCAGGACGCAGAAGGCGTGTGCAAAGCCATGCTGATCGCGACGGAAATCGCAGGACGGCCTACGGCTAAATTCGGCTTCCTCGAAAAACTGAAGACCTATCCGGTTCTCGTCGAGCACTCTTCCATGTCTCAGAAGTGGGCATCGTCTACTACCGGCTGTCTGCTGTTCCGTCCGTTCGCTGTCGCGGTGATGACGGGTATTCAGAAGGCGTAATGACCGGTTCAATTTGACGATACTGTCAAGTTGATCATGCCCCGGGGAGGGCTGACGCTCTCCCCGTTCAATTTTTAAGGAAACACAAAAAATGGCCAATCAGGAAACTAAAGTGAAGCGTGCTCCGAGTGCTCCGAAAGTCAAGGTAATCAGCGAAGACGGCGCCACGGTGAGCGTCGGCAATACTGCCAAGACGTCGGATACGGTCACGATCCTTTTTCGCTCCCGCATCTCTCAGAAGTTCACGCTGAGTAACGGCAAGAGCGTCACCATCAACGGCAACGGCGTATATCTCGCGAACGCCTCGGGCGGCGCACTGCCTGCCGGTGGGTACGGCGTGACGGTTGTCGACCGTGCTTTATGGGAGCAGGTGAAGGCTGAACTCGGTCAGGCTTATGGCCCGTGGTTCGCATCCGGGCGCATCAAGGAAAAGAAGAGCGAGGCGCAGGGCTTAAATTTCGCGATTGACCACGCCGACGAAAAGACGGGCGACGACCCGATGCCTCAAAAGAATTCAACGAAGGAATAACGCCAATGACTGCCGTCGTGTTCGATCCCGAGACCTTCCGAAAGGTATACCCCGCATTTAGCGACATCACGCGCTTTACTGATGAAATGTTAGAGGCGTGCTTTGATCAGGCGGCGGAGCTGATCGGCAACGACGACGACAGCGCGATTCCTTACGATCCCGACGCACAGCCGCCCATTAAGACACGGGCGGTTGTGCTCACCCTCCTGACCTGCCACATTGCCACGCAGTCATACATATGGGGCGACCAGCAGGCCGGGCCATTGCAGACCGCGGGCGAAGGCTCCGTTAGTGCCGGGTTTGGCGGCATGGTTGACGCCTCTAACCCCGCGTGGTGGAACTCGACGAAGTGCGGCGCGCAAGCGTGGGTGATTCTCAAGCGCTACGCACAGGGGCCGCTCTATTTCGGCGTCCAGCACATCTACATGGGTGGTTAAATGCGCGTCAAGGTCGTCTACTCGCAGGGCGGCTTAAAAGAGCTGGCGAAGGCCGCTCATAGGGCCAAGCTAGAAGCCGTTGCAGGGGTGCTTAGGGGCGCCACGAATTCCGACACGGGCGCGAGCGTGGCCGCTTATGGGCTGGCGCTTGAATACGGCACATCAAAGATGCCTGCGCGTCCCTTCCTTCGGCAAACGGTCGAGGGCCATAAAAAAGAGTGGCGCGAGCAGCTCGCCATGGGCGTGAAGCGCCGGGGCCTAAGAAGGGCCGAAGAAGTGTTAGGCGTCGTCGGCCGCGTGATGCGTGCGGACATAATCGCAACGATTAAGCGCGGCGACTTTGAGCCGCTTTCGCCCGAGACGATTGAAGCCAAGGAGCGCAAGCGCAGGGAGAACCCGGCAGCGCCCTTGATTGACACAACATCCCTGATCAGGTCGATTAGCAGCGAGGTTCGGAACAAATGAATTTACACGCTGTTGTGCGGGGCGCGATTAACGCCGTTGCCCGCGATCTTCCCGCCGAGCTTTACACGATGACGGGGGAGCAGGAGCGCGGTGAGCGCGGCGACTTACTTCCCGTGTTTGCTGAGCCGGTGCCGGTGCTTGGCCAATGGCAGAGTATTAAGCCCGACGAGATCATTAAGACCGAGCGCATCAACGAGGCGACGACTGTTCGCAGGGTATACCTCCGCGCGACGGATGACGCTTCTTCGCGCCCGTGGGCGTCGTGGCGCCCGCTCGGCAGGTCAGGGGATTTGCTCAAGGACGATCGCGGCGCCTATTGGCTTGTCGACGCCGTGATTGAGGATTTCACGCATGAAGGATGGGTATGCGTGCAGGCCGTTTTGCAGACGGTGCCGCCGCGCTTCAAAGTAAAGGAGCCAACCGATGGCGGCAGTTAAAGACATATCGCAGGCCGACATACTGAACGCGTGCATTAAGTTCTGCTACAACTTCGCGGCCCCGGCACTCACTGACGAGATGCACGTCCTTGACGGGTTCGGCAACAATAGAACGCTCCCGAAGGACGGTAACGACTTCTGCATTGTCACCCCGATTCGCCAGTCCCGAAGCGGCTCGAACATTGAGAGCTGGAAGCCCGACGGCGAGGAGGTCATGGAGCTTGCCGAGTACGTCAATCTAGACATTCAGATCGACGTCTACTCAACGAACATATTCGACGCATTGGAGCGTGCGCAGACCTTTGAGACGGTCGCGCGTTCTGATTTCGGCGTGCAGCACTTCTTAGCGTTCGGCATCGACTGTTTATTTGCCGATGGCGTTCAGAACCTGACCGCCGTAATGGATTCCAAACAGTACGTGAGCCGGTGGACTCTCGTTCTGCACTTGGGCTATTGGAAGCGCGTGAAACTCGCGCAGGATTTTTTCAAAACCGCAATTGTCGATGTGATAAACGTCGACACGAAATACAAACCATGAGGTAAAAAATGTCTATTCCAGCTGGTTATCTTGTCGCGATCACGCCGCGCACCATCAGCGCGGGCGCTTCCGATCTTGAAACGAACGGCATGGTGCTCACAAAGAGCGCACTACTGCCGACCGGGGCCCCGGCCGTCGCCTTCGCCTCGGCTTCCGCCGTGTCCGATTTCTTCGGTCCGGACTCTGACGAAGCTCGCTTTTCTCAGCAGTATTTCACGGGCCTGACGAATCAGCAGAAGGCACCGACTGCGCTCGTGATCGGGCGCCGCATCAGTGAAGATTGCGCCGCGTGGATTCGTGGTGCCCGCGTATCCGCCGACTTGGCCGCATTCAAGGCCATTAAGGACGGCGCCATGAAGCTCACGATTGACGGCGCAGAAAAGACCGCCGCAACGGTTGACCTCTCGGAGGCCACGTCTCTTTCGGATGTCGCCACGAAGATTGCCACGGCCCTGACCGGTTGCACCGGCTCTTACGATTCGAACACGCAGACATTTACCTTCACTTCTTCGACGAAGGGCGCCACGTCCACAGTGGGGTATGCTTCGGCGGGTGAAGGCGGTACGGACCTGTCTGCGAAACTCAACCTGACGCAGGCCGCGGGCGCCGTCCTTTCTCAGGGCGCCACGGCTCAGACCGAAGCGGCGACGCTTGACGCCGTCCGCTCCGTGACGTCCAACTGGGCGCAGTTCACGACCCTGTGGGAAGTCACGGAAAAGGCAGAGGCCGAAGCCTATGCCGCGTGGGCCGATATCGAAGACGATTTTGTGTATGTCTTTTGGTCGAGTGACACGAAGATGACCAGCACGCTGACGCAGGAATCGACTGTAGCCTACGCGCTGAAGGATCGCTATAACTGCACCTTCCCGATCTACGCTCAGGACTACGTTACGGCGGCTTTTGCCGTGGCCTATCCGGCTACGATCAAATGGGATGCGACGCAGGGCATGAAGGTCATTTTTGGCAAGACCGCAAGCGGCCTGACGCCGACGGTGACGACCGAGCAGGAAGCTACTGCGCTTGACGCCCTCGCCGTCTCCTACATCGGGCAGTTTGCCACGCGTAATGATCAGTTCCAGTTCACGAATCGCGGCGCCCTTTGTAACCCGGCGATGTATGGTTTTTATGACACGCTGATTGGCTCGATTTGGCTTCGCTCCAAATTGCAGACCTCGATCATGAAGGGCTTCGCGACGGTCAACCGTGCGCCCTACAATGCCACGGGCTACACAATGCTCAAATCGTGGTGCCAAGACCCGATCACGCAGGCATTGAATGCGGGCGTCATTGACGCCGGTATCAGCCTGAGCGATAGTCAGAAAGCGCAGATCATGCAGGAAACGGGCAACGAAGAAGCACCGCGCGAACTGCAAAGCAAGGGCTATTTTTTGCAGGTGCTTGACCCGGGCGCAACCGTTCGCGCACAGCGCGGCGCCCCGATCTCTCAACTGTATTATGCGTACGGCGGAAGTATCGCCCGCGTCTCTCTTCCAGTAGTCGCCGTCCTGTAAACGTCACATGGCCGCTCGCCGTAGCGGCCTTTTTTGGAGCATATAAATGCCGTTCAATAACAAGACCTCAGCGAACGTAGTCGCATGGCTTAAGATCGAAAACGTCTGCCCGTCGGGCATTCAGCTGACGCAGTTCTCGACGGATGCCGGTATTGCCGCCGACGCCGTGCAGGAAGTGCAGGCGGACATGACGCTCGATGGCCATTTAGTCAAGGGCTACACGCCGAATCCCTATGTGGTCAATCTGACCCTTCAGCCGACCGCGCCCGCAATTGCCTACCTGCGCGAGGCTCAGGCCCTGCAGAAGTCACTTAAAACGCCGCTTGGCGTCGAGCTGACGGTGTATTACCCGGCGACTGACCGCACATATCAGTTCGTTAATGGCGTCTTTACTCAGATGATGCCGATGCCTGCCGCAAACCGCGTGCAGGACCCGGTGACGGTTCAAATGACGTTTGAGGACTGCCAGTAATGCGCGAGGCCAAGACCATCACACTCCAAGACGGCGAGCGCAAAATCACGTTCTCGATTAAGCCAATGTCCGCCCTTAAGGCTGAACGTTGGCTGATCCGTGCGGCGTTCGCGCTGGGCGGCGGCCTGTCGTCTTTGACGAAAGACGCCGACGCGACGGAGATCGTTAAGGCGCTCTCTACCGTCGACTATGACAAGGTTGCGCCGCTGTGGGACGAGCTGCTTTCGTGCTGTGAGATCGTGCAGGGCGGGGCGACCATTCCAGTTGACGCCGACACGCTTGACGGGAAGATTGACTATCCGACGACCGTTTTCCTTCTGAAGGCGGCGGCCGTTCAGGCGAACTTCGGTTTTTTCGGCAAAGGCGGGTTCTCGCACTTCCTCTCCACGATGCGTGGCGTTCTGACCTCTTAAAGGTCAAAGGAACGTCGGCACTAGCGAATCTCCCGCCGGTTTGCGGTCGTGCCGTTTCCTCGCGGCTCGCGAGCCTGCGGGAGGTTCAAACCTATTACAGCCTGCAAGACGTCTACGACCTTGACGAGGTTTTGACTTTGCAGAACTACCATGAATGGCTGGCAAGCCGTAGGGATGATTGATGTCTGTCATTGACGAATTACTGATTTCCATCGGGCTTGACGCGAAGGAGTTTGCCAAGGGCGTCGATGCCGTTCGTGGGAAGGTCGAGAACTTTGCGACAAAGGCAAAGGAGCAATTTGAATCGGTCGGCACGCAGTCGAAAGACTCGGGCGCCGTTTCTGCGCTCTCTTTCTCGCGTGCGGGCGAACGCGTGCAAAAGCTCGGCGAAGCGTCGAAAGAAGCCGCGGCGGCTATCTCCGACTCATTCAAGGGTGCTGCCCCCGCCATTGAGCTGGTCCGCTCAAAGCTCGGACTGTTGGCCGCTACCTTCGGGCTTGTGGCCGGTGGTGCGCAGACGTTCGGCAACTATGTCGATAAGTCGGAATCGCTTGCGAGGCTGTCGACTCAGCTCGGCGTGTCGGTGCGCGAGCTTGACGCATTCGGGAAGGCCGCAGAGGCCGCCGGGGGTTCTGCCGAATCAATCTTTACCTCGATGAAGACTTACTACCAGCAGACCGGGCGACCGGCTGAGGAAGTCTTTCAGCTTGCGAGCAAAGTCGAGGGCATGAGTCGCGGGGCGGCTCAGCGCTTTTTGCAGGCGCAGGGGGTGGCGCTCGATGCTATTCCCATTTTCTTGCAAGGACAAAAGGCGCTTGACGCCTTAATGGCGAAGTACCGCAAGACGGCTTTTACCGCGCAGGACAGTCGGAACGCCCGCGCGTTCAAAGTCGCGTGGATGGATTTCAAGATTGCGGCGCAAGACGTCGGCAATGTGTTCGTGCGGCTGGTGCTCCCGGGCGTCACAAGGTTGCTTGACGGCTTAAGCGGCCTTGTCGGGATTATCCGCGAGAACTCACGTGCCTTTGCCCTGCTCGCGGTCGGGTTTGGGCTTGTGTTTGGGCTTAAAAACCTGAATGCCATTAAGAACGCGATTCTTGCCGTGCGAGCCTTCGGGAGTGCCGTCAAGATGGCGGCCCTTCCGGTGACGGTAATCGCGGCAGGCGTGGCGGCCCTGGTGCTCGTTATTGACGACCTGATTGGGTTCGCCCAAGGTGCCGACAGTCTTTTTGAGCGGATGCTCAAGAAGATGGGCGCCAGTGCCGCCGACATTGAAGAGTTTCGCGAGAGTTTGAAGACGCTCGGCGAGGGCTTTTCATGGCTGTGGGACAAGGTCAAGCCGCTTTTAGGCGGCGCCCTGACGCTTGTTTTTAAGGCCGTGGCGGTCGTTATCGTCGGGTTGGCTGCCGCCATTAACGGACTTGTTATCGGCTTTTCCACGCTTTGGCGGACGGCGAAAAAGATCGGCAAGGAAATAGCCTCAGTCTTTACGGCTATTCCGGACGCGATCATTGAGGCGCTGAAAACGGCATGGCAGACGCTTACCGGGTGGTTCGATGACGCCGCCGATCTCATTAAAAAGAAGATTGGCGAACCCATTAAGGGGCTGTTTGGCGGCATCGGGAAATTCCTCGGCTTTAGCGGCGACAAGGCCGAAGAGGAGAAGAAGAACCAGCCCACGAGCACCCGTGAGCGAGAGATTGTCGTTGTGAAGCAGGCGGCATATAAGGCCGCCGCCCCCAACGTCGTCACTAACGCGAGCATGAATGTCGTGAACAACATCGAGACAAGAGACAACGCGCAGGCCATCAGCCGAGCCATCGGCGCCACGGTCACGGGCGGTTTCAACCGGCAGGCGGAACTTATTGGCCAGTCGACGCGCGGCGTCAATTTGAAGTGAGGGGACTGAATGGCTCAAGACTTCTCAACATGGGCGATTCTGAACGCTTCTGATCGACCTATTTGCGATTACGTCGGCATCGTGTCCTGCTCGCTTGCCGAGGCCGCCCGCGTGCTTACGGAGCCTTTAGAAGGCGGCAATCTTGCGGCCTATAACAAGGTGCAGGCGCCTGATGCCGTGTCGATATCGCTTGCGCTTGACGGCGATCCAGCGACGCAGACGCAGGCATTAAATGCGCTGCGGAGTCTGAAGCAGGCCATTGGCACTGATTCGCTTTGTAAGCTCGTGACGCCGTATTTCGTGGTCGAAAATCTCGCGCTTGAGACAATCAGCCAGTCGCGATCGGTAACGCAGAACGCGAGTTCTCTGGTTGTTGAACTGGGCTTTATTACGATTCGAGCGGTGCAGACCGGCACGCGCAAAGTCGTATGGTCGCCGCAGAACCCGACGAGTGCGGACGAAGTGAGCGGCGGGAAGGTGCAACCGAAGACGCTGGCCGCAAAACTTGCCGAGGGCCTTTTATGAGCTGGATGGAAATTCCTCTTTCGGCCGTGCCGTTTCAGACGGTAAGCGCGGTCGTTAACGGGCAAAATTATCGCGTGACGGTACGCCAAAACGGGGCATTTATTTATACGTCGTTGATGGTTGACGGCGTGCGGGTGGTTGATAACGCGCTGGCGGTTGCACGCGGTCGCGTGATCCCTTTCGCGCAGACCGTGGCCCGGACCATGCTTTACTGGGTTGACACGCAGGGCAATGACCGCCCGCAGTACGGCGGACTGGGCGACCGGTGGATTTTGGTCTACGAGGCGGCCAATGAGTAGCTACACGCGAAAGATTATCCGCATCCGCATCACGATGGATGATGGCGGCGCCAGCGGCTCACAGATGACGTTCACGGAGAACGCGATAGCCGTTCGGATTCAGAAGCAAGGGGCGCCGGAACTTCCGAAGGCGCAGGTAGCTATTTGGGGCCTGTCTCAGGATCAAATGACGCAGCTCACGATGCTGTCTTTTGACGCGCTATCGCTGCGTCGTAACGTGCTTGAGATTGCCGCAGGCGAAGAGGATCGCGAGTTGGCCGTAGTCTTTCAAGGCGAGATCATGAACGCGGCGCCGGACATGAATGCGGCACCGTCGCCCGTGATGCGCCTTGAGGCCATTTCAGCCGCCTATCCGAAGCTGATCCCGTCGCCTCCCGTGGCGGTCAAAGGGGAGCAGACTGTAGATAGCCTGATGCAGGCTTTTGCTGGTGAGGCGGGACTGCAATACGAATCGGCAGGCATCACGTCGAGCCTGACGAACTGCACGATTAACGGCGACCCGATCACCAAAAGCAAATGGGTCGCGGACACAATCGGCGCCGATCTCGTTATTGACGATCAAAAGATGGTGCTGGTCGACCCCAACAGCTCGCGCGGGGAGGCTGTGGCCATTGACGTGATCAACCCGCAAACCGGGGAGATCGGATATCCTAGCTTTGACTCGCTTGGCATTCGGGCGGTGTGCTTGTTTAATCCCGTTTTGATGGTCTGCGGATTGTGCCGTATCGAAAGCTCGATGCCGCGAGCCACGGGGGTTTGGAAAATTTACAGCGTGACGCATGATATTGCCGCCAACCTTCCGAACGGAGGCGCGTGGCGTACAGAAATCGCAGGAACGTGGGTTGACAGATGACTGAGCTTAAAACTAATGCGCGGGTATCGTCCTTAGGGTCGGAACTCAACGCGCAGGAATTTTTCACGCGGTCTATCGTCAAACAGATGGTGAGTACCGCGATCCCGGTACGGGTTGACGTGGTCGAGCGTGCCGCTGACGGTAGCGGCGCTCTGTACGTGGACGCGACGCCCCTTGTGTGTCAGACCGGCGCCGATGGCAACGTACTGGAGCCTGTGAGCATTCCGCACCTGCCTTATTTCCGGCTTCAACACGGCACCGCCGCCGTGATTTGCGATCCGGTTGTTGGGGACATTGGACTAGCGATTTTCGCTCAGCAGGACTGCTCACGACTGACGGGCGGCAATACGCCAGTCGCGCCGGGTACATTCCGATGCTTTGATATGTCCGACGGCTTCTATATCGGCGGCTTTTGGGGACAGGTGCCGAAGACCTTCATTCACATCGAAGAAGCGGGGACGATTCATGTCGTCGCACCGAAGCAGCATCACTTAGAAAGTCCGACGGTAATCGTTGACTGCGAAACCGTAACGGTGAACGCTAAGGACTCGGCGACAGTTGTGACGAAGACCGCCAAAGTGAATGCATCGAGTGCGCTGACGGTTGACAGCCCTCAGAGCACATTCACGGGCAACGTCGCGATAAAAAAGAATCTGACGGTCACGGGGCACATCTCCGGCACGTCCGGCATGAGCATTACGGGCGGCACCGGGGGCGCGACTGCTACATTCCAGGGTTCGATTAAGGTTTCTGATGATGTTACGGCGAGCGGTATCAGTCTCACGAGGCACACCCACACCGAGCAGGGCGATGGGAAAGAAACGTCAGGACCGCATTAAGGGGACGAGATGCACACTCAGAAGACTTTGGGGCTTTCTTCAGATTGGGATTTGGAAATTGACGCAAACGGCAATTTGAAGATGCTTGATCAGGTTGACGCGATCTGTCAGAACGTCAGCAACGAATGCCGGTTGTTCCTTCATGATGCATACTTTCGCTACGACGAGGGAATAGACTGGTTCACGGATCAGCTCAGCAAGCCCCTGCAAGTTGCGGTAGTCACCGACCGCCTGCGTCGGGCGGCGCTCAGCGTGCCGGGCGTGCTGGCGGTAACGGCGATCCACCTTGAGGTGTTGAACAAGGAAGAAAGAACCCTGCGCGGGACAATTGAAATCGAAACTGAGTACGGCCATGGCACAAGTTACATTTAATCAGAAAACGGGCGTAGTCGTTCCGTCGACGCGTGAAGTGCGCGAGGATTTGGCGAAGGCCGTGCAGGACGCGATGCCTGCCGCCGCCAACGGCGATCCTGTCAACGTCGATTCAACTTCGCCGCTCGGGCAGATCGTTGACTTGACCGCGGCAGAGGTTGAGGCCAAAAATTCCGAGGTCGGTTTTTTAGCGAATCAATACAATCCGGACGTAGCGCACGGCATCTTTCTCGACGCACTGGCGAACCTTTACGGGCTAGAGCGTAAAGTCTCCGAGCCGACGGTTGTCGTCTGCACGTGTACGGGCCTGCGCGGGACGGTGATTCCGTACGGGGCAATCGTTGAGGATGCGAACGGCAATAAGTTGCGCCACATTGCCGTGGCAGGTGCCGCCATCGGAGACGCGGGCACGCTGGAAACGACCTTTGCAACGGTGGAGCACGGGCCGATTGAAATCGGTGCGGAAACCGTGACGAAGATTGTGACGGTGGTCGCAGGGTGGGATACCGTCAACAATGCCGCCGCTGGTGCCACGGGTCGAGACATTGAGCCGGATGGCGAATTGCGCAACCGTATGAAGGAATCGTACGCGATGAACGCCAACGGAACTGTCTCGAATATTCAGGCCAATTTGTCGCAGCTTGATGGCGTACTTGATTGTGTCGTTTTAGAGAACTACACGAACCTAAAAAAGACACAGTACGCCCTAGAACTTGAGCCGCATTCCATCGCGGTGTGCATCGTGGGCGGCGAAGACGCGGACATAGCGCGCGTGATCTTTGAACGCAAGTCCGGGGGGTGCGGCACGAACGGCGAGACGCAGGTTAAGCACGTCGACAAAGAGCACTTTAACGCCTTATACACGTATCGAATCGTCCGACCGACGGCAGTCGATTTCCGCGTAAAAGTCGAGTTTTTCAGCGCCGACATGAATGCCGAGACGCAAACCGCTGTTAAGGAGGCCATTGTTAAAGACTTCCTAGGCGAGCTGGATAACTCGCGCGTGACTCTCGCGAGCACGGTTTACGCCTCTCGCTTTTATAAGTGCGTGCAGGCCGCCACGACGACGCCGGTCAAGGCCATTACGGTGGGGCTGAACGAAGGCGCCCTAGGCGCCTCGGTTGAGGTGCCTGCGAACGAGTCGCCGACAATCTCGCCCGAAACGATAACCCTGACTTTCGGAGGCTAGCTTATGAGCGATTCGCAGACGTGGCAGAACTTTGAATCAGCCGAAGACGTACGCGAAATGGCCGACGTGACGAGTAGCGCGTCTGTGGCCATGCAAAGCCAATATGCGCACGCCCCGCGCATGAACGCGGTCGGGAAGATTTTGCAGGACGAGATAGACGCTACGAATCAACTCGACGATATTGCGGTGCAGGTTGCCGACGTAGAGACGGCGAAGGGCGTGTTTCTTGACTGGTGGGGCAAGCGCATCGGCATCGACCGCTATATTAAGGTCAAAGACGATTATGTTCGGTTCGATGACGACTATTTTCGTTTCCTGCTGATGTATCGCGCGGTCTGCAATGTGTCGGATTCGACGTGCGCCACGATGAATCGAATGCTCTCACTGCTCACGAGCACGCGGGTGTTTGTTGTTGACTATGGGGACATGAGCTTAAATTCTGTGGTGATCATCGGGAGCATCACGGAGATTCAGGCGCAGATTTTGCAGACGTACGGGCTATTGAATCGACCCGCAGGCGTGATGACCAATTTCCTTATCATCTATCCGGATGAGGAGATTTTTGGATTTGAAGGGTCTGACCTGTTGCCGTTCGATCAGGGCGTTTTCAATCCGGGCAGGACAATCAACGACTTCTAACGCCTCGCACGTGCGGGGCTTTTCATGGGCCACATATGAGCAATTATCCGCAGTTATTTTTGGCGTCGGCCATTGCGGCTGACGGGGACAAGACTATCCCTCCGGCTGACTCTCAGACGGCAGGCACAGGGCGTTTTTCGCAGGCAAAGGGCTGGACCGACGTCAACTCCAAGCCGATCGGCGAGGGCGGCATTCCGCCGAAGCGCGAGGACTTTAATGGTGCGTTTTACCTGCTCTCGCAGTTCCTTGTGTGGTATCAGCAGGGCGGCATTATGCAGTACACCGCCACGCTGGATTATGAGCCGGGAAACGAGGTGTTTAGCGCAGGTGTGAAGTATCGCTGTCTTGTGGCCAACGGCCCGGGGACTGCCAAGGGCGTGGTTAACCCCCCTGCTGACAAAACGGTTTGGAGCAATCAGGATCTGCCCAGCGTCTTGGCCGGGCAGATCACGCCGTTTTACAACTGCAAGCTGGGCGGGTCGGACGGAAGAAGGCTGATCCCGTGGGGCAGTACCGATGCATATGAGTCTTACGTTATCTGCGACGGCGGTAGTGATGGACGCGGCGGGAATGTGCCGAATCTCATCGACCGGTTTTTACTTCCGAGCAATGTTGATGATGCAGGAAAGACGGGCGGCGGTTTGAGTCTTCAGGTGCCGGGGGTCACGGTAAACGGCACTGTCGGGGAAACTGTTCTGACGATTGATCAGATTCCTTCGCACACTCACACCGGTTATACGTCAACCACGGGAAGCCATGCGCACGGACGCGGGACGATGGAGATTACAGGCGCGATCCCGGTTGACGATCACAAAATTAGACATATCGAGGGGGCTTTTTATCAGAACGGGTCTTATGGCGACTGCGACAACCGCGACTCGGAAAATCCTTCTCCTCGCGCGTCCTTTGCGGCCTCAAGAACGTGGACAGGATACACGTCATACGACGGAACCCACAGCCACAGCATGAATCTCAACAACACGGGCGGAGGCAAAGGGCATACGCACACAATCACCAGCTCATCTGAGACGCAGACGCTCACGCTAGACCGCCCGCCGTTCTATCGTCTTGCCTATTTTGTCAAGTTGCCGGAGTAAGTCATGGCATCAAAAGAATTTCGTTTCCATTACGTCAAGACGCCGACCGGTGCAATCAGCGGGCAGTCTGTTCTTACGCAGACAGAGGACGCGATTAACAACCTCGGCGACTACATGGCCGAGGCTACGGTCGATGCAACCGAGGCGCTGAACAAGGCGACTGAAGCGCTCGACACGGCGAATACGGCTCAGCAGAATTCGGCTGAGGCGCTTGCTACTGCGAATTCTGCAAATAGCAAGGTCAACACCTTAACCGCTACTGTTAACACGTTTGACGGGCGAATTAAGACCGCGGAAAGTAATGCCACGAATGCCGTCACTACGGCGACGGAGGCGGCGAATAACGCGGCTCAGGCCGTGGCAACGGCCAACTCTGCGAACAAGACGGCTCAGCAGGCTGTCACGGCGGCCAATGCCGCGCAGACGACGGCCGATAATGCGAATGCCGCGGCGACTCAAGCTGTAGGAACGGCGAACGCTGCGAACGCGACAGCGGCAGATGCGAAGCGAATTGCACAGCAAGCTGTAACCGATACGGACGCCATCCGCGAGGAAATCAATCAGAACTTGGCCGTGATGACCGAGAAGGTCACAGAGGCCACGACGCAGGCGCAGAACTCTGCCGCGTCTGCTGGCGAATCGAAGGCGAGCAGTGACCTGTCTAAGCGCTGGGCGACATTGATGACGGGCGCCGTCGACGATGACGGCTATTCGTCCAAATGGAATGCTCAGCTCGCGCAGGCTTGGGCGGTGAAGACCGACGGCAAGGTGACGGAAAACAACCTGCCGGATGGCGCTGAGATCGACTACTCGGCGAAGTACTACGCTCAGCAGGCCGGGGGTTCAAACAGCGCGGCGAAGGCATCAGCCGATGCGGCGAAGGCTTCACAGACTGCGGCGGCATCGAGCGCGGCGGCGGCGAAGACTTCACAGGATGCGGCCAAGGCAAGTGAGACTGCGGCCAAGGCTTCGCAGACCGCGGCGGCTGGTTCTGCTTCTGCGGCCAAGACGTCGGAGACGAATGCCCTTGCGTCTAAGAACGCGGCGGCCACGAGCGCAGGCGCGGCAAAGACCTCAGAAACGAACGCCAAGACGTCTGAGAACAACGCCAAGAAGTCCGAGACTGCGGCGGCCTCGTCCAAGACCGCGGCGGCAGAAAGCGCATCGGCGGCGGCGGCTTCGGCAGAAGCGGCGCAGGGCGCTCAGGATACAGTGGCGGCATCGGCCTCTGCGGCGGCGGCTAGTGCGGCGGCGGCGAAGACATCCGAGACGCACGCCAAGACGTCGGCAGACAACGCGAAGGCGTCGGAAACGAAGGCCAAGGCGTCGCAGGACGCGGCGGCCGGTAGTGCGACTACTGCAAGCACGAAGGCAACTGAGGCGGCTAGTTCTGCTTCTGCGGCCGATGCTTCAAAAACGGCGGCGGCTGGTTCGGCCTCTGCGGCGAAGACTTCAGCAGACGCGGCGAAGGTTTCGCAGAACGCGGCTAAGGCATCCGAAACGGCGGCGGGCAATTCAGCGACTGCGGCGGCAGGATCGAAGACCGCGGCGGCCACGTCAGAAAAGAATGCCGCTAATTCTGCGACTGCGGCTAATGCGTCAAAAACTGCGGCGGCTGGAAGTGCGACTACAGCAAACACGAAGGCAACGGAGGCTTCTGCCTCGGCGCAAAAAGCCAAGGACTGGGCCTCAAAAGAGGACGGCCCGGTTGAAGGTTCAGGCGAAACCGCAAAGTATTCTGCGAAGTATTACGCCGAGCAAGCCAATCAGAGCAACAGCGTGAAGTACGTTGCGCAGACGCTGACCGCGGCGCAACAAACGCAGGCACGCGCTAATATTGGCGCTGGGTCTGCGGCTGACGTATCTTCGCAGGGCACGCGCCTGACGGCGGTCGAAAAGAAGGCGGCTGACAACGCAACGGCCATCACGAACCTCAGAGGCGATATCCCGACAAAGACGTCTCAGCTGACGAACGATTCAGGGTTCTTGACGACACAGCAACAGGCGGACTGGAATGCGACATCGGGGGTGACGGCGATCAAAAACAAGCCGACTATCCCGACGAAAGTTTCCCAGCTCACGAACGATTCAGGGTACGTCAAGGCCACGAGCGGCACCACAGACCTGACGGCTGGATCGTCCAACCTTGCGACTGGCGAGATTTATTTAGTTTACGAATAAAAGGAGTAACGATGAAGAAGGTAGAAAAGTACACCGGGGAAAAAAACTATATGTTTCCTAACGGCGCCTTGGCAACGAAGGACGCAGTACTTGAGCAGTTCCCCGCCGCTTTGGCGTTCGTGCACTACGTTGAAACGGATGAAAACGGTGAGGTGATGTGGGCTTTTCAGAATTTATCTGCGATGCGCACGATGTATAAGATCGACACGGCACTTTCGGAATCTGAGGCCCTTGCGAAGATTGAAGAAATCATTAACACGGAACCGAAAGTTGACACGACGCCCTCGGCAGAAGAACGTATCGCGGCGGCGCTTGAATATCAGAACCTTGCCTCTATGGGAGACGTAGCATGACTTATGAGCTGGTAAAACGGAATTTCGACAGAGGCCTTTGGACGGCGCAGATGGTTCGCCTCGCTGTGAGAAAGGGCGTCATCACGAAAGAGCAGTTTAAGGAAATCACGGGGCAGGACTACTGATATGACAAAAGCGTGCTATGTTGGCGTGGCCGGTAAGGCTCGCAAGGTCAAGAAAATTTACACCGGGGTCGACAACAAGGCGCGCAAAGTCAAAAAAGCCTATGTTGGTGTGGGAGGGAAAGCGAGACCGTTTTTCTCAGCAGAGTCGGGAGTAGAGTACTACGGGCAAGTGACGCCGTTAAGCCAAGCGCGGACGGACCTCTCGGCGACGACCGTGGGGAATTATGGACTGTTTGGGGGTGGTTACTATATGGACGATCCCTATTCTACAGTAGACGCCTACAGTAAGGCATTAGTCTGTAGCACTCCGACAGAGTTAAGCGAAAGAAGGTACTATCTGGCGGCTACAACAGTAGGAAACTATGGGATGTTTGGTGGGGGATGTACGCCACTTGGTACTATGTATTATTCGATGAACACGGTAGATGCCTACAGTGCGTCTCTAGTACGAAGCACTCCTACTTCGTTAAGCCAACCACGGAGGTTATTGGCCGCGACCACCGTAGGAAATTATGGGCTGTTTGGCGGTGGTGATAGCGGTGGTGGCGTGTCTATAGAAACAGTAGACGCATATAGCACGTCGCTCGTACGAAGCACTCCTACACCTCTGAGCAGTGGGAGGTACCTATTGGCCGCGACCACCGTAGGAAATTACGGGCTGTTTGGTGGCGGGGACGGCGAGTCTGAAGAAGTAGACGCCTACAGTGCGACATTAGTCCGTAGCACTCCTACACCTCTGAGTATAGGAAGGGCCGCCTTGGCCGCGACGTCTGCGGGGGATTATGCGCTGTTTGGCGGTGGTGATAGCGGTGATGGTTCTACAGTAGACGCCTACAGTGCGACATTAGTCCGTAGCACCCCTACGCCTCTGAGTGAAAGTCGGGGTGCCTTGGCCGCGACAACTGTAAATGGTTATGGGCTGTTTGGCGGCGGTAGGGAGAGCAAAACAGTAGACGCATACAGCCCAGCTCTTGTGCGTAGTACACCTCACCCCATGTTCATAGAGAGCGGAGAATTGGCTGCGGCGACAGTTGGAAACTACGGCTTGTTCGGTGGTGGTTTTTCCTACAACTCCTACTTTGGCATAGTAAACGCCTACACTGTAGAAGGGGGGGGGGGGGG